TCACTTACTACTACAAGACCGAAACGTTCGTCCGTTGTAGCCGCCTTTAACGAAGATAGCTCGTCTGTTAACTTTACGGATATTACTAATACTAACGCTGGAGAGTTTAATTTTCCTTCCTTCGCTAATTCAAATACAGGAGGTACTGCTGTTGTTGCTCTACCTACATCACTAGTTGATAATGCAAACGGTACTTCCGAAGGATTCTCAGCTGTTGGTGGATCGCCTACAGATTTATTAGCTGATTCTACTGCTACTTATATCACACAAGTAAGAGACTTTGGGTCTGTAGTTACAGGTTCTGTTTTAGTAGATATCGAAGGTACACAAACATCCGAAACCAGTTGGAATGACCAGCATGAACACATCACTCAAAGTGTTACTGAAGCAGCTCCTGCAGGAGTTCTTAAAGATTCTAGCCTTGGAGGGATAGGACATATTCTTGGCTTTGCTAATAGCACTTCTCTTGACTTTAGATACGATGCCAACAACGAAAGTATGATGAGCGGAGATAGCTTTGGTAATGTATATGCTATTCATATGCACGGAAACTTTACAAATGATGTATCAAATGCTAATACGTTTGCCCTTATAGCGGGCTCTATTAATGCCAATGCTGTAGCACTCGGAGAAACATTTTTTGCAAACGGGGTATCAACTGGAGCTAATACTATGGCTAACTTAGCAGTTGCAGGAAGTTCCTATTTCTTAGTTGATTTAAATCAATGGGGTGACCCAGGAGGTGTCGGTACTTACGTAGGATCTATTGGCTCCTTAACTACTCAAACATTTATTAGAACCTCCTCAGAAGCCGCCAATATTGTTAACTTTGCAAATGGTAATGTTAATGTCGCTGCTTTTACAGGTTCTGCCGTGAATGAAGGCTTTATACCATATGAAGCTGGAACTAGAACCTTCAGACACTTCCAAATAAAATTTATTGTTAACAATTCAAAGCCAGATGAATTTGACTTTACAATCGATAAGTTTAGGTATACTATAGAAAAAGAACAATCCATATTTGAAGATACTGTAACTTATGATGGAAATCCGAAAACAGTTGATTATTCATCCATTGATTTTACAAGTAGACCTGTTATTACAATACAGGCAATAGACACAGCTACTGCACAAACTGCTGTAGTCACCACAGGCACAAAAGATAGCGTTGCTTTTAGACTTTTTGATGTTGAGAATAATGCCTTGGCACCTACAAATCAAAGTATACAAGTACAAGTAACGGCAATAGGAGTATAAATTAATGGCAACTGTTGACTCAAACACCTACGTTGAACCAACTGCTGGAACCTCTCTAAATAACTCAAGGACTAATTTTAACACGTCTTTGCGCTCTTTATTGACTAATTTTAAATCTACAGCAATTCCTGCTGGACAGAATATAACCATTTCAGGAGTAGCTACTGGCGAACAAGACGGTATGTTGTATAGAAGTGCAACTACAAACGCACTTTATGTCTCAGACACAGTTCATAAAAAATCTTCTCCCGTAGGTGGAAACTTTACGCGAGTAGGTATAGGCAACAGAGTTGAAAACGGTATTGTCGCGTTAACAGGAAATGTTGGAAGTTATGAAATAGGTGAATTAGTTGCTACAGTATCCGCTTCTGGTGCTTTATCTGCTAATGCAAGATTATATCTAAACGTAGCCAATAATGGGACTATGGCAGACTTTATTGACGTAGGTATCCCACCTACTAACAGTTCTGTTACTAATACCATGATTACTCTTTCAACTATCACAGCAGATAGAATTAAAGATGGCAACGTACTACTTTCCAAAGTTGACTTCACTACGGCTACTGGTGATGGAGGAGTAGGAGCAGCTGCAACATTAAAACTATCATCAGCTGCAGATAAAGATGCCTCTATTGGTTTTATGACAAGACACACTTCTAATGTAGCATTAGTAGGCATACATGGTGCTGCAGGTGTCACTGCTGGTATTAACTTACTCGATCAGTCAAGTGCTTACGCTCCTTTAGCATCTAACTTAGCTTTACAGTCTGCTATTCAAGGGGGTACAACAGCTCCTGTACCTATTGTTCCTGCAGGATCCATAATAGCTTGGAGTGGTTCTTCTGCTCCTACTGGTTATTTGTTGTGCGACGGATCTGCGGTCTCAAGAACTACTTATGCTGCCTTATTCGCAGTAGCAGGTACTGGGTACGGGGTTGGAAACGGATCATCAACATTTAATCTTCCTGATTTTAAAGACAGATTGCCTTTAGGTAAAGGAACTAATAATAGTACCCTTGGAGCACAGACAGGATCTATGAGTGCTTCTTCTGTTGTAACAACTGCTGCAGATGGTTCAGGCGATTTGACTTTAACTACAACTGCAAGTGATGCTCTTTCTAATGGCACTAAAGACGTTACACAACTTGCTTTAGTTACCGGCGTAGCTCAGGCTACACACACTCATGCAACTACTATCCCAACCTCTGTAGTGAACTATATAATTAAAACATAAAAGGAACAAAAATATTGGAATACTATAAATTTCATATTGATGAAGACGATGCTAGAACTGTATATTGTGTGTATCGTGATTTATCAAAAGGTAAGACAGCTCCCCGACTAGTGAGGTCTTTTCCTCTTGATATTATTGGAGAAGCAGAACCTAAAATTATTGAAATGGTTCAAGGTGATATAACCGACGTTTACTATGAAGAATTTAATGGAGAAGTTAAAGCTTCTGAGGTAAAATGGTTTTTAGGTAATGTTGAAAAAAGCTCAGAAGAAGATACAGATTGGATCAAAACATTTGTCAAATGTGCTTGTATAAATGAGGATTATGATGATCTGGTTGCTCCACCAACTGTAGACCAACAAGTCGAAGACTTTATAAAAGAATTTTTTGACGATGACGAAGAGCTTGACGATGGATTTGAAAACGAAAAACCTCTTGAACAAAAAGATTTTTTAGCAGAATTTTTTGCGGAGCTTGAAGAAGACTCTGAATAAGGAAGACTAAATGGCATTAACTCGTATTACAACTGGATCTATAAGCTCAAATGCTATCTCCGCTGATAAAATGCAAAACGCCGCTATCCAGGCGAGGCATCTTCAGGCTGGGACAATAACGCTTGACTTGATGGGTCCTGACGCTAACGTAGCAGCAGCAGAGAGTAGACTTGATGCTAATATTAATGTTACCACGGCAAACATTAATATAGTTCAGGCAAATGTTAATGCTCAGAGAGCAAATGTAAACACCGTGTCCAGTAATATTGCTGCAGGAGACGCTAATTCTGTAGCATTTACTGCAAACGTAGAGGTTCGTCGTACTGCTAATATAGCAGGAGCAATAAGTTCAGTTTTAACTGCTGATTTGACTGCTAGTAGAGCTTTAGTTTCCGGCAGTGGTGGTAAGATAGAAGTAAGTGCTGTTACCTCAACAGAACTTGGTTATGTTGACGGCGTAACAAGTGCTATACAAACACAATTAGATGCTAAACAAGCAACTATTACAGGATCAGCTTCTACTATTGATACTGAAAGTTTAACTGCTGATAGAGCGGTAATATCTAATGGTTCACAAAAAATTGCAGTATCAGACGTAACATCAACAGAGCTTGGTTATTTAGACGGGGTTACTTCAGCAATTCAAACCCAATTAGATGCAAAAGCGGCTTTAGCAGGAGCTACTTTTTCTGGTCAAGTTAATATGAATGACGACTTAGTTGTTACAGGTAACTTGATAGTTAATGGTGATACAACAACTGCAAATACCGTAAACATGGTCGTACAAGATCGTATGCTGATGTTAGCTAACTCAGCCACAGGTGCTCCAGGATCTGACGTTGGACTCTTGTTTAACAGAGGTAATCAGGGTAACGCTGCCATCTTTTATGATGAGAGCGCTAGAACATTTAAGCTAAGTGATACGAAGGATCCTTCAAGTAACGTTACTTTATCCCCTGTTACAGCCTCAAACTTAGACGTAGGTATCGTAACTGCGGCCTCTTTAGTAGCGACCGCTATAACACAAAACGGAGCCACTTTAGATAATTTAATTGGTTCTAACGTTGATGGTGCTATATCCACCGTAAATGATACTAATTTAACTGCATCACGCGCTTTAGCTTCTGATGGTTCGGGTAAAATTGCTGTTTCTGCTGTCACTTCTACAGAGCTAGGTTATTTAGATGGTGTCTCTAGTGCTATTCAGACTCAGATTGACTCAAAGCAAGCTACAATAACTGGAGCGGCTACTACTATTGATGACGCAGATTTAACTGCATCACGCGCTTTGGTCTCTAGTGGTGCGGGTAAAGTTGCTATTTCAGATGTAACTTCTACTGAATTAGGTTACTTAGACGGAGTTACAAGTGCTATTCAAACTCAGATTAATACCGTAACCACTAATATAAATACTCTTGATTCAAATGCTGATGCTAATTTTACACAACTTAATGCTAATATTAATGTAGTTTCAGCTAATGTTGTAGGCGCAGAAACCAGGCTTGACGCTAATCTTGATATTGTACAAGATAATGTTGCTGCTCTTTCTGGTGGTGCAATTTTATTGACTCCGTTTACAAATGTTAATACGTCTACATCAACTTCTAACGTATTTTTCTTAGGTAAAGCTATAGGCACCCCTGCTAATGTTCTTTTTGTTTCTATTGATGGTGTTATTCAAAATAAAGACGTTCCAGGTACTTCAAACAATGATTATATTGTAACTGTAGCGAATAATACAATTGCACTAACAGACGCAAGTATCCCCGCTGGCTTAACCGTTATTACTCAAATCGTATTCTAATGAGAGAAATAAAACAACTTACTACTGAGCTAACATTTAGATGTAATGCTAAATGCCCTGCCTGTCATCGTTGGAAACCTCTTAGTGTTAATTTGAACGATCCTGAATATACTATATCATTAGAGCGTTTTCAACAACTATTTAATCCAGATCTATTAGATAACCTACAATGGTTGGTTCTTAACGGAAACTTTGGCGATTCTATAATGAATAAACAGTTTCGTGAAATCATTTCATATGTTAAATCTCGCGGAACGAGGTTACTCATACATACTAATGGGGGTATACATAATAAAGATTATTGGAATGATGTAGGCAACATTCTAACTAAAAATGATATTATAAATTTTGATTTAGATGGTCTTCAAGATACTCATTCTATTTACAGAATTAATACCCAGTTTGATAAGGTTTTAGCAAATGCTAAAGCTGTTATAGACTCTTCTGCTGCTCAAGTGCATTGGAAGTATATTGTTTTTGAGCATAATAAACATCAGGTAGAGGAAGCACGTAAGATTGCTAAACAAACAGGGTTTACTACTTTTTCTACAGTCAAAACTTCTAGAGATGTTTTTGCTCCTAAATCAGGACAATTTATTCATTCAAAAAAGACTCGTGAATATGAAGAGGCTGAACGTAAAATACATTGTGTATGGGGTGAGTGGGGTAAGTGGTATATCTCCCCCAATGGTTTAGTGTTTAGATGTTGTTGGACAGGTGGTCATTATTTTGATAAACAGAATGATCGTTTTTACTATCCTCCAGAGTTTGAACGATTATTTAACGGATTTGAAGTTCCCATTCAAAAAATTATATCGTATAATTATTGGAATAAACTTCAGCAGTTTTTACAAGGATATGATAGATCTTTCAAATTATGTAAATCACAATGCGGTAAAATAGTGTCATCTATTGAAAAAACTGAAGAAAATTTAAAAACAGGTACTAAAATACAAGTAGATGCTAGTAACCAATGGGGCAATTAATGAAAACAGTAAGCAAAATTGGAAAATTTAAGTTTTTAAGATTCCCTAATCAAGGTATTAGACGTAATGAGAAGATCAGAAAACTTGCTACTTCTGGAAAATTAGGGTATTCTACTCTTGAAAGATTAATAAATAAAGAGCGTAAGCTTGGGTATCCAATTAAATACTCTAAGCCTATTGGTTTTAAAAGGAAATAAGATGAAAAAAGACGGACACACTGATGTAGCTTCTTCTCGTAGAATGTGTAAAACAATCATCGAAGATGCTAATGACATAGTAAACGCATTACCACAGGATATGGAATCATCACTTCCAACGTGGTGGACTAACAAACTTGCTAAGTGTTCTGCTATGATGAATGGTGCTAGAGACTATTTAGTTTATTCTAATGATACCCCAATGCCAGAAGCTGAAATAGAAGAAGTTTCTCCAGATCAAGTTGTTGTAGGTGACTTTAAGAGTAAACATTTTGATATATGTCCTTCGGCAGTAGCTTTATATAAAGATATTGAAGTTTCTGATGAAGCGGTAGAGTCGGCCATACTACATGATATGCTATTTAAAGTAGAAAAGAAAGCAATCGCTGCTAATATGGCTACTCAAGAAATGGTTGATAAAACTCAACACTATGCTGATATGATTATGGAATTAGCAAAAGAAATGAATATGGTTGCTGAGCATGATTACGTAGAAAATGTTCATATGGCTAAAATGAAAGAATTAGCTAAAGGCGATAATGAAGAGGAAGATGATATGCTTCCACCATCTGCTAAAATGGTTCTTATGGAGGACTGTTAATGCCTCTTAAGCGCGGTAAGTCTCAAAAAACTATATCAACAAATATTAAAGAGCTAATGAAAAAACCCTCAAAAGCTCGTGCTAAAGGTGTTAGAACCCTAGCTAAAAGGACGGGTACTACTACTAAAGAAGCCCAACGTCGGCAAGCAGTGGCAATAGCACTTAGCTCGGCAGGGAAGAAACGTAAAAAATAAATTTTGACATATATCTAAATATCTGTGAAAATACAACATAAAACCCCTTAAGGAGAAAACTATGGCATTAGTCTATAATATCGGTGGCCCAAACTCAAACTTCAGTACAATCGCAGAGATTGATTCGACAACTTTGACTCAGGGTGACAACACAATTCAAATCTATCCAGGTACTCACGCAGCGCCGACTTCTATCACAGCAACTGATCTTTGTTTCAGAGGCATGGGAAATCGCGATGACGTAATTATCGACGGTGCAGCTGGTGCTGCTCTAGGTGTTACTTTAAGTGACAGCTGTTCAGGCTCAATCACTTTTGAAAACCTAACAATTAAAGGTCAGGATGCTGTACTGACAGGTGATCCAGCTGGTGCAAACGCTGCTGTTACTAAATCAGGTAATGACGACGTTCAGCTCATCTTCCGTAACTGTAAGTTTACTAACGCAGAACACGCTGTTGTTCATAATGGTATCCATGCTAACGCACTTGGTGTAACCCAAGTTGAAATGCATTATTGTGATGCACAAGTTGATAAAGCTATTGTTTCAAATTCTAACGTATTTGCAACATTCTCAACTTTCGGAGCAAATGCTTATCATACAGCCGCAGGTGCAGCTACTCCATCAACAGCTATTAAAACCATGCTTTGTGGTCCAAACACAGCTAACGTTGGTAACTCAACTGAAACAATTCTTGCAACAATTGCATAATAATTCTATAAAAGGAGAATAAATCATGGCAATGATTTCAAAATCAGCTAAACAACCAATGGAAGGTATCGCTTCAGCGGCATACCCTTCTGATGCCGCCGCAGGCTCTAACGGAGCTAATGTAACTGGTGGTATGAAAAAAGGTCAAGGCTCCATGAATGAGGGAGCACCTAAAGTTGGTGGTAATTATCGTACTGGTGATAATACTCCTGGTGCTCGTGGAGCAGTCTCGAAAGGTGTTTCTGTAGCATCTGAAGACGTAACCAAAGGCATGGGTGGCAAAGTCATCAAAGACATGCGCTAAGGAGCACTAATGGCTAAAACATTATCAGGAACCGAAGCGAGAGAAGGTACGACCGTAAATATCGGTGATAACCGTTACGGTCTCCGTGAAGAGTATGATCCGGCTAAAAAACGGGAAACTCTTGAGCACTATCGTTCTGGCCACGACCTTACTATTAGAGAAGTAAAAAATCCTCTTACACAGACAGTTAGAACAGTAAAAAGTTAATGATTGTACCAGAGGTTTTTCAGCGCTCAATGCCGAAACCTAAAAAGAAAAAGAAAAAGGCTTTAAAAAAGCACGAAAAGGTTTCACTAAAAGAAATATACGGACCAAGATCTAAGTAAAGATTCCGTTTACATAAGAAGACTTATACGGGGCGCACGAGTAAATCTGCGCCCCGCTTGTTTTTATAATTTGTTCATATATCTTATTTTCATTTACATCTACAGATATAAATACCATATCTTGATCAGACATGAACGAGTAGTCAAAGTCTTCACCCCCACAACAATGAATTTTTAGGTTGTCTCTAGCAGGTGTTTCTGCAGTTATAATTTTTGCAAGCTTTGAGCGTTTTTCTGATATTTCAATACCGTGATATTGTATATTTGGAAATCTACGATGCATATCAAACAAAGAGTAAGGATATAAACCACAACCTACTAGTATGATATTTTTACAACTATCTAAGTTCTTTTTAAGCTTCTTATCTTCTATTGTTTTATAAATCCATGAATGCTCTTTTTTGACGTTATACAATCTACAGATTTTATCATTTCTTTTTGCTTGTAGAACTGTTTGAAATTCCCCATTAGATATTGAGTTTTTCCAATTCTTTATACATTTTTTAAGAAGCTCTTTTGTGTATTCTGATGATCTCATTTGTTGAATTCTCTGTGCCGTTAAGATTAAACTTAAAAGGTTTAGGTTTGTTCTTGAGTACATAATTAAGTGTTTCCTCAAGCTTGTGAAACTCTTTATTGTTTAGTACTTTGAAAAAACTGTAAGGTTCAAATGCGTAAGCTCTAACAAATTGTTCTAGTTTATGACCGTCTTGTCTAGGCACTATTATCGAAGGTACTTGACCTTTTAAGATTTCCATAGTTGAATTGTAACCCCCATAAGTGATAAAAGCAGCACACTTTTGAATTTTGTGACCTAATTTAGGGATATACTCAACAAAAATCATATTTTTTTTAATTGATTTACCAGTTTTGAGATACCTATTTGCAACAGGCATGACAAAGTTATAGTCGGGAAATTTATGAGCAATTTTTGTAATCTCTTTAAATAATAGCATGCCTTCACTTTTATTTAAACCTGTGCTCACGTATATAATGTTATTTTCTCTATTGTGCTTAGTTATTGTATCATCACACACATAACCAGTATATATTATTTGATCTTTTAAATCATCAATGACTTGGTATGAACTACCAGCTATTGTCCTATCACTATACAACGGTAAAATTTCTGGGTCTCCGTGAACTAATATTTTATCAACATAGTATTTACAAGCTAAATTTTGTGTCTTATTTACCCAATCTTTTAATTGATCATCGTGAGGATCATCCCAAGGAAAATCTCTTATTGATACTACTATCTTTATGTCTCGTCTTTTACACTCTTCAAAATATTTAAATAGTTCCTCTGCATAGTTGTGCCTGCAAAAAGGAAATCCTTCACTTACTAATGTTTTTACTTTGTATTTATCTAGTGTTTCTAAAAACTTTGCATACCTATAGTTTTGTAAATTTTCATTTTTTATAAATGCCGCAGGGTTTTTGCCATGAGGAACTTCAAAATCTTCCAAAAAAGAAACACTTGGTACTGAGTACTTTAGAGGTGGTTTAAACAATTGATTAATGATAACAACATCTTCATATTTGGCAGTGTTTTCAGCTAATAACTTAACTCTATTACTGTGCCCTAAACCATACAAATACTGTGTTAAAAATGCTATCATCTTCCTTGAGGGTAAAACCACCCCTCAGCAAAAGGAAAAATCTTAATAATTTCTTCCCCACAAGCTTTTGCGACTTCCATGTGTTCTTTTTGAGTTCCGTTAGTTTTTCTTAGATCAACATAATGAATCCAAGAACGTAACGTGCCATTCATATAAAGACGAGACTTCATCATACCTTCAGGTAGAACAGCTCTAGCTTGTTCTTTGGCAATACCTCTTTCAAGAGCCCAGTTATATGCTTTTACTGCTTGAAGTTTAACTAGATCTTGCTGTCCAAACCACTTTTGTTGAAGGGCGTTATCATCTGTTTCTATTGAATTTTGTCTATTTTTTGTGTCTTGAAGTCTAGCTTCTCTTTGATCCCAACCAAGAGCATCGTCTGGGTTTGCGTACCTCTGAGAAAACTCTTGAAAAGAAAAAGATCTGTGTCGTAAAATTTGCCTAGCAATATCTCTTGTAGTTTCTATTTCTAAACAGGCAGAAACCATTTCAAAGGGAGACCAGTGGTTTTCTCTTATGAGATACTTCAATAATTTTGTTGAAGTTTCATTGTTTATTTGATTGTCTGGGTTTGAAACTCTGGCACAATAAGCAACTAAGTCTTCTGCATTGTCTACCCCAATCATATTAACAGGTTTTGAGTATGATATTAATCTAACGTTCATAGTGCTTACCATATATCCTTTCAATTTTTTCTCTACTATACGAGTCTGTTTCCTTTTGTTTTTTACCTGGTTTTTTTATATGTACTTTTAGATGTTTAATAAAAGTTTTTCCAGAATCAGTTTTCCAAGGAGATTCTTCTATCTGATCAACGTATTTTATTACCATTCTTGGTAATTGTTTTGCAGTCATTTGTGCTATTTTTTGAGCAGGCTGTATGATTACAGGTTCGTTATTTTTATTTTCTAAATTAATCCAGATTTCATTTCTAAACGTGTATGGAAAGTAAGTTACTCTTTCTGCCATCATTACACAGTGATTATATATTAAACCACTCAACCCATTTACTTCTAGTACAAAGTTAGGATTAATAAGTTGTGGATAAACCCCTGTTGGAAAGGGGAATATTTCGTCAGGCTCTAAAATAACAGGTTCTTTTATGCAGGCCCTGAGATGGTAGTAAGGTTCTTTATGATTGTAAACATCAAAAGACCAACTTATTCCAAGATCTTTTTCAAGCTCTCTAGCGAGTGTACTCTTTTCAATGTGAATCTCACAGATTTTTAAGTTGTTCAACAGGGTCATCTCCTTGTTTACCAGCAGTAATGGCTTCTAGGCAGTATTCTTTAAGATTAATGAGTTTTTCGTTACGTACCAATTTCTCATACCCTGCATTAAGATTTTGAATATACTTAGCTCTACCTTTAATAGGGAGTGCTTCTAAAAGATTGTCTAGGGTTTTATACTCACGTGCTAACGCTTGAGCACGTTTAGGACCAATTCCTTCAATACCCAAAATATTATCAGACTTATCACCTTCGATAATTCTAGACAACATGTACTCATAGGGAGTGACATCAAAGTCCTCTTTTAAAGTCTGTAAGGTGACTTCTTTTCTACCAAAGATGTTAAAAATAGAAATATTTTTGTCAACTAACTGATATAAGTCTCTGTCTGATGACACTACCCAAGTATGGTCATAGCGATCTGAAACATTTTGAGTAATCCAAGCTAACACATCATCTGCCTCTACGCCTCTGAACTTTAGTACTTCTTCATCTAATTCTTCTGGTAAACTGTTTAGAACTGCAAAGAAATCTTCATACTTCTTGATTTCTTCTTCCTCTTGTGGTTTTTTACGAGTTCCTTTATATTCTTCATGCATATTCATTCTATAGTATGATTTACCAAAATCAAAACATACTATAGTACGAGCTGCTTCATACGATTTAGCCAAAGATTGAATTGTACGAATAAAGTCTGCCCCGAATGAAGCATAGTTAGGTCTCTGAAGCCACCTATAAGATAGGTTATTAGCATCGATAATTAATAGATTGTTATAAGTTGAGTAGTCAGGCTCTTGCAGGTCTGCAAGGTCATTCCAAGATTTAGTCATAGTTATCTCCTGTGTTTATGTATAACTATAACAATTTTAAAAGGAAAAAGCAAGATTAGTTTATTTTTGATACCTTATAAGCTACTAATTAATATTAAACTCTTTTAAAGTAACTTTGTATATATCTCTTGCTAATAGCAAATTACCTCTTCCAGACATATGACAATAACTATCCATTATATCTAAGGGATTAGGATTTGTATAAAACCTAGTTTTATTAGTTTCACAAGTGTTTCTATTAGTTAGGTGGTAACTACTTATAAAATCTGTATTACCGAAAGATTTAATTTTATGATTTTTATCCCAATATATGTTTATAACTTTTTTGCCTTCTAATATATTTCTAATTTTTTTGTAGATTTTAGCGCTATACTCTTCTAATGCAAATATATTTTTTCTACCTGGTTTAGGGTGGAATATAATATATAGATCATATATTATTTCACAATTAATAATTGTATACGCAACATCTCCAACGCTTGAACCAGAAATACCGTAAGTGTGCGCTTCAGCAGATAGTAAGTTAGCTAAATAATACTGCCAAGTATTTTCGTGGTTAAAAACAGGCTCAGTTCTGTCTTGCCAAATCATCTTATTGTGCATAGCGTCTTCTGCTAGTTGTGCGAAACTATCTCCGAAAATTCCTATTCTATATTTAGGATTATCTATTTTTATCTTATACGGTAACTTAATACCTTCTTTACAAAGTATTGTTTTAGGTATGAACATCTTTACTTTCTAGAGGACTGAGCAAGATTTGTTTGTTCTTTAATGGAGAATAACCAGTCATCTAATTTTGTTACTTTGAACTGACAACCAAAGGACTTTATCTCAATATAGAATGGTACTTCTATATCATCATTAAAGGCTACAAAATCTTTAGACCGATTCCATCTAAATATAAGTAGAGGTTTCTTTTTCCTAACTTCTGCTTCTCTTACTGTTTGTCTCCAAAAATTAAGAATATCAGTAGTTTTAGATGTAAGAAGATTATTCCATTGTAGATCTTTATAATGCTTACATTCGATAGCATAAGGCCACCAAGCAGTATCGTGAGGAGTCCAAATATCTCCTTTTAGATAATCAATAGCTCCTGATAGAGGTACTCTTCTAAATTCAACATCAAATTCATTACTAAGTCTAGTAGCTATTTTTTGTTCATAGGCAGTGCCTTTTGCTTTACTTTTATTGTGTGCCATCTAACCCAAGCTTATATTTAGCTATAATATATGACTTTAGAAAGTCACTTCTAACAATATCGTCTATTCCAAATTCGACTGTAGAAAATTCTTCAAGAGACTTAATAATTTTCATAAAATTAAAGATACCTCGTTTATCGTTTTCACGAGTCAGATCTGTTTGCGTGTAGTCGCCACAAAACATAATTTTACTATTTCTACCAACTCTTGTAATTATACTATCTAATTCATGAAAGTTCAAGTTTTGACACTCATCAACAATGATAACAGCATTGTTAATTGTTATACCTCTTATAAAAGATGTACTCATAAATTTAATATTGCCTTGTTGCTTAAGAGCATCATAAGAGTCTTTAATACCAAAAAGCTCTCTACAGATTGACCTATAGGGAGCTTCGTAGATTGATACTTTTTCTTGTTCGTCTCCAGGCAAAAAGCCTATATCTCTAGTA